TTCCTCCTGAAAGCAATTTTATTTTTGTTTTTTTCTTTGTCTCGCTCGGCGTTTTTTTTCTCGTCCTTCAATAGCTACTTGTTTCCAATCTTTTGCCCTACTTAAAGCCAGGGCAAGTTTTGCCTTTTCTTTATCTGTCATATTCCTGGCTCCTCTAAAAACACATTAAGGATTCTCGTCGGCGCTGCCGTGGACCCTGGAATTGGACTTGGAATTATCTCTTCCTCAATAGCTGTTATTCTAAATTTATGAGAGTTTAATATAACCTCTTGCTCTTCTGTTATTCTTGCAAAATCCGATATGTCTAGCTCAAGCGTACTTTTTCTGCCTTTATCCAAATAAAATTTAATTTGATTCTTGCCTCCAGAAAATTTATCCATCGTCCCCGCATCAGTTGTCCAGCTTGAAATAGCTGTATCAAGCTCGGCAACATTCCCTGTCTTATATTGTTTAAACGCATTGTAAACATCATCTGGCAGTTCCCCAAGTCCCCGATATAACATTTTATCTGATACGCCATCTTTATATTTCAAAAATAGTTTCTCCATTGCTTCTGCGTCTGTTTTTAGCTTACCACCATATCGCGCTACTAAATTTTCCCTCTCGATTTCCCCTGCTCTTAAATATTTCCTGACCATCAGATATGTATCATCCGACCATGCTTGAATGATTTCTATTTCTCCATCTGTGACATTATCATAAAAGTTCCTCAACGGTTCCACTCTCTCCCCAGTCGCTGCAACCCACGTCCCTCCGCAATTCGGATGCTCGGGTAGGATGCCGCTAGCCTCGGCAATCGTGTATTCGTGACCATCGTAATCTGCGCATATCTCGCAGCAGGTTGGAGATTCCACACGCATTATTCGCTCTATGCCCATCTGGCTGTAGCCTTGTCGCTGTCCCTCGCTCAGAGCGAATGCCGTTTCTGTCCTGGCTATGGTCATGGTCCTGCGACGGTGAAGGCGCCCTGTATACTGTTCTATTTTCGAGTTCCTTTGTATGTTGCTCAAGGCGCTATATTTTGGCCTTGTGTAAAGCTCCGTGGCATACTTATCGACCGCTCCTGCGTATTGGGAATGCAGCCCTACGATCGGTCGCAGCTCCCGAGCTATAGCTGGCATCGACTTTCCTGCGTTGATTCCAGTGGCGATGACGTCCCTTATGCCCATCATTGTTTCTTGTGTTATCTCCACTACGAGTTCTGCGCTGTGTGCGTTCGTCCAATCTATAGCCTCGATGCCGATCGGATCGAAGCGCTCCTGCTTCTTTAGTTTCTGCTCCATTGCAATATTGGCACCAGAGTTGAGGACGTCATACAATGCGAGCTTCAAGATTTTCTGTCCCTTTTCCCGTATTTCTCCCCAGTCCGCTATGCTCTTTGCCTTTTGTTCTGCGGTCTTTCCTCTCATTCTGGGAATCCCGGCTTTCAGCTTTCTAATCATGTAGTCCATGAATTCCTTTACTGAAGGTTGGAACTTCCGCTCATTCTCCCTCAGCAGTAACTGGTACCTGCGGTACGCCGTGCGCGCACGCCTATCCTTCGCAAGGATGATGTCTATCGCAATCTGCTGTATCTCTTCAGGGCTTGCTGGGATAGGATAATTCAGAGGATGTTCAAGAGTCTTCATTTTGGATTCGTCTAGTATCAATTCCCCCTTCCCTTCCTTCCTCCATGCGGGATTATGAACTGGGGTCTGGATATCACAGAGCCTTGTTGCTTCTCTATGGCTGCCTCCCTCTGCTCATCAATCTCCTCTTGGGTCACTTCCTGCATGAATGCAATATTGCATTCCCTGAGCAACGGAATGACCAAATTCAGACCTCCCTGCCTTTTGACCATGAGAATCTGGTTGTGGAATATCTCGTCCCATTGCTTCTCGCTCTCGTCCTTTATATCGCCGTCGACGATGAGATTAATTGGGGGCTCTTTGAGGCAGATTATGATTGGCATTCATACCTCCTATACTAAAGTTTCAATATAATACCTGCTTAACAGATATCGCTTGATGTATTCACGCTCCTCCTCATTAGCTTTCATTGTTCCTCTGAAAAGGGTGGCTACGTGCGTCTCCGTCCATGTCCAGCCGAATGCCGTCATGCTCGTTGCGAGCTGGGTGTCGGTCCACGATTTTTGCGTTTTGTACCTTCTCAGCAGTTCGACCGCATATTTAATTTCGGGTTGGTTCATTTTGTTGCCTCCTCTTCGGCCTTCTCTTTCGCGTCCATATCCTTGACCGTTTTATCAACTGCCAGGGCCATCTTTTCCCAGTGTTGTGAAGCTGGGTCAGCAATCTTATTTTTTTTCTCAAGATTGTCCAGGCCCTTGAGCTTGTGGAGTGCATCTTTCAGACCTTCGATTTGAGATTTTATCGTAATTATATCGGCCTCGGCCATGGCTATCTCTTGCTCTGAATTTTTTATGCTTCCTGTAAGATTCTCCAGGCTTATCTCTCTTTGTTTGAGAACATTTTCCAAATTCTCAATTACAAATTGTTTTCCGTTCATTTTTTCGCCTCCCTCTTAACTATTTTCATTATCTCGACAGCCAGTTTCGGCTGTCCTTTTATAATCATCTTCACAGCCTCAAGCACGGCCGCCTTCTTCTCCATGGGTTCCTCGCCTATCGGCAGGTATGTGGATGCGACGAAATATTGATTGCCCTCCGGATAGATCTTCTTGCCCTGCCTGGTGAGAATCTGATTCGATGTGAGTGCGCCTAGGCCGAAGTATATCTGGTCACGCTTCGCCTCAGCATCCAAGTCACGCAGATCGATCTCTTTCAGTTCGAATATATAGTTCTCGCATTTGAGCCCCTCGAAGATCAGCTTCTGGGTGACCAGCCGTTCTATATCTTTCTCGAGCGGCATCACAACGCTTGCCGCATAGATCCTCGTGCTTTCTCCGGCCGTGGACCCCCCTAGGCTACCTTCCTCCGCTATCCCGATGCGATAAGGAGGCATCTTGTACGCGACAAGCACCTCATCACGAAGGCTCTTGTGATAAACAGCGAACGAGCCTTCTTTCACATCGACGCTCAGCTTTATGTATTCGAATGTGCTATCGCGTCCTGGATGGATGCACATCGTCTTGTGCGCATTATCGGTGCCTTTTATCTCGACATCCATGAAGTCCGATATCTGCTTGGCACTCGCCTTGTCCCACTTTCCTTTGAGAATTATGAGAGCGGCCGGTATGCCGTAGTTCTCGAAGAAGGCCAAGTTGTAGTCGCGCACTCCGATGAGTCCCATAATGCTCCCGACCGAACTCAGGATGTTTGGCGCTCCGTAATAGTCGCTCTGCGGATAGTAGTTCCGGTAATAGATTAGCTCATTAGCGCGTTTCTCTCCTTCGGCTGCCTCTTTCTTTCCTGTCTCTAAATTTATATCTTCCTCCAAACCGAATCGTTTGAACCAAACCTTCTCGTCCTCTCGGACTTGGCAATATTTGTCAAAGTCCTTATGCACCCGAATGGTCTGCGCCGGTATGTGCCACATGCCGTTGACCAAGCCTTTGTTCTTTCCAGCCTTGTTGCGCGAAATCTCCCAGCCCCACCAGCCGATGCAACCCCAGTCTATCAGGCCTCGCTCTAGCGTCTGCTCGAATGTCTCATCCTGGTCGCCGCCAGAGTTCTCTATAAATTTTATAATTCTTTCCTTCTCCTGATTGTTCTCTTTCTTGCCTTCGCGGAGCTCGAGTCGCCAGCCCTGGCCAACCACATCCTTGGCTATCTGCTTCACGCACGCGTCGAAATAGCCGCAGTTATCCTTAAGCTTCAACAAGCTCGATGCCTCGAACGGCAATGCCACTAGACCGTTCTGCTCGAGCCAGATCTGCTCTTCCTTGAGTTGCGTGCTCTTCGCCTTCTCCTCTTTCTTTTCCGTAGCTTTCAGAACCGATATCGGGAATAACCCTTTTGTCGTGTAAATATAGGTCGCAGTGGTGGCCCAACTCTCATCATATTCATCTTCTGGTCCCTTTTTTATCGCTGGCATCATTGCCTCCTTAAGCTAGGCTACATCACCCAGCTCTCGTCATGTCTCGGTTCGGGCTTTTTCTTCTTTTTCCTCTCGGTCAATCTGTCGAATGGCTTCTTCTCTTTAACTTCCTT